ACGTCTGCTCCATCTATACCACAAATAGATACTGCATTAAGTTCTCCTGCTCCGATACCAGTTGCATTACCTATTCTTAAAACATTTGATTCACCAAGAGATCCTATTGAATTGAGAAGTATATTACTACTTTCAGAACCAGTATAACTATTTCCTGCACCAAATCCCATTATGATATTGTTTTCACCAGTCAATAATGATTGGCAGGCATTTTGACCAATAGCTATATTACCATCTGCAGAAGTAAGTAATGTATAAATACCAGATCCTAATGCAACGTTATTTGGACCAGTCATTGTAGCATTACCAGAATCTCTACCAACAATAGTATTTGTATTAGCATCAGTAATATTAAATTCAAGAGTACTTCCACTCCCAACAAATGATACTGACGATCCTGAGTTTTGTGATGAAATACCTGCTATAATATTAATATTTCCAGCAGATGGAGATATAGCACCCCCAGTGTCTCCTGTGAGTGTCGATACACCTCCACCGCCACCAGTAGCTGCAATAGTAATAGTATTAGCTCCAGGAGTAACAGTGATACCACTACCTGCAGTAATAACTGCTGTTCCAAGTTTATCACCAGCTTCAGTAACTACTGTTGCTACGGAACCGACGTTAACTCCGGCTATACCAGAGATAAATGTTTGAGAAAGTTGACCAACACCTGATCCAGTACCATCACCAATTCTTAGTGTATTATTTTCACCAGTGGTTCCTTCGGTACTGTATCCTATACATATATTACTATGTTCATTACCGGTATAATTAAATCCTGTAAGAGTACCAAGTAAAGTATTTATTCCACCTGTTGTAAGCTTTGAACCTGCAAGATCACCAATCATAACACTTCCTGTACCAGTTGTAAGAAGAGCTCCAGCGCTTTCTCCTACTATGGTGTTAACAGTTCCTGTTATACCAGCTCTACCTGCATCTAAACCAATAATTGTATTATTATTACTATCAGTGACATTGAATAGAAGTGTACTACCTGATCCTGAAAATGATACAGAAGATCCTGCATGTAATGAAGCTACATTAGCAATAATATTAATATTACCGGCAGATGGTAACACAGCACCACCAGTATCGCCAGTAAGTTCAGTAACAGCTCCAAGAGCAGAAACACTTTGAAAAGTTGGATGTACCCCTATACCATTCGATGTTAATACTTGCCCAGCAGATCCTGGATCTTGAATAACTTCAAGAGGAGAAGTACTAACTACTCCACATAAAATAACACCAAAACCCTGTTTACCGACTGCCATCTCAAATAATTGGGTACCGGTACCACCTTCTACAATTGGTAATGGCGATTGTTGTTTATATGACATTATAATCTCCTAATATAATTCGTAACTTGTTCCATTGCCGAGGACGGAAGCAGATTGAAAAGCACTATCCATTACAAACGAAGTTGCTCCATCAATATCAACGACGCCACCAACTGTTGTAACAGTAATATTATTAACGTTAGCGTTTCCAGTTCTATCTTTTATAACATATGGTTCACCAAGAAGTGCACTATTAGGTAGTTCAATTGTTATAGGAATAGTAGAAGTATCAACACTGAGATAAAGATCTGTGGTAAGTACCACATATGGGGAAGTATTGACATTAACATATTGATAAAATACACCAGTACTTGTAACTGTTACTGTATTTCCAGCGCCAGATGTCGTGATTCCCTGACCTCCAAGAATATTAAGAATACCTAATGCAGGAACTGCATCTCCAGCATCAGTGTCAAATGTATCTACAGGAGTAAAACCACTATTTTCTAGTTTAACCCATGTAGCAAGTGAACCTTTAGATCCGGGATTACCTTCAAGTGATACAAGTGCCCATAATGTTTTATTAGCCTGATTAAGCCATAAATCACCAAGCGATACATCATTTTTATCATTTTGATTGGGATCTCTTTGACCAAAGGTATAGTTTGGTGGTTGATTCGCATTTGTTCCGACATATGCGGTACCCTGTTTGCCGCCTAACATATTACTCATTCTCTCTCCTTATACATAATAACCTGATAATGTGATATTTCCTGTTCCGGCAGTTCCTTTAACATACACAATTGTATTTTTAGGGAACAAAGCTACATGTGCATTTGGCTGTGAATTAGTCTGTGAAGGTAATTCAAAAGATGTTAAAGCTGATACATATTCATGATCATGAATTCCATCATAACTCACTGTTATGTCTTCATTGCTTGCATTAGTAATTCGAATAAAAAAAGGTGACTGGATAAATCCAGGACTATTGAGAGCGGCATAAGTTCCATTAACTGTAGATGAAGCCTTACTACTCAATATAAATGGTTTTACTGAATTTTGAGCCATTCTAGTCTCCTTGTACGATGACTGCTGGTTCAGAATCTGCAGCTACTGCTGGTGCTGGATTAGGATTTGCCGACTGGATTGATTGTAATGATAATTCGTTTAATTTTTGTAATACATCAAATCCTGCATCGATTGCATTTCCCCAGCTTGCTCCACTTGGCATTTGGAAAACAAAATTGAAATCACCCTTTTGAACTTCGATAGTTATATACTGTTTCATTTGCATGAAATCTCCTTAAAAATTATATATTTTAGTTATTCCAAGCATAGCTTCCCAGTATTATAAATACCAGAAATCTATGCTTGTGAGTAATGAAGCGCTTTTTAATAAACCTTATGCTGCACAGGTTATATTTGTCCAAGTTGTACCAGCATCAGTATTGATATAAGCACGTGAAGTTGCACCAACTGGATTTGATCTTAAGTATAATGATCCAATAGGGGCTGTTATAGAACCATTAGGATCTCCAGTACCAGAAAGTACAAGTAATCCACCAGGTAAACTTAGTCCACGACCAGTAGTTGTTACACTTAATCCATTAGCAGCAGCTATATTTGTTCCCGTAGGTGTATTAAGTACCAACGTAGAACCTGCAGTTGTAGAACCCACAGCCGTAGGATGTGCAGTTGCACTTGTTCCTAAATTCAATCCTACTGTACCACAATTAATTGCTACTGCAGTTGTACTTGTAACATTACCTATAGTAATAACTCTTGCTGCTGCGCCGGTACCTATATTGATATTTTGTGCTACAGCATTATTACCAATGTTAATTATACCAGCGGAAGATTCGATTCCAATAATTCCTGTTGCAGCTATAGCAAATCCACCACCGGCAGCAAAATTTATAAACCCTGTACTTGTTCCTACAATACCGCCAGTACCCGACTGAATGGCAACCGATGTAGCACCAATTACGTTACCAATAGTTATTGCTTTAGCAAAAGCATCGGCACCAATATTTAATGCACCAGTTCCTGTAGTAACAGTCAATGGTCCATTAGCTACTTCAAGTTCAATACCGCCTGTTCCTGCAGTAAGTACTATACCACCTGCCGCATTTGATGACGCTATAGTAACATCACTACCAGTTGCAGATCCTGCGTTTAAACTTATACCACCAAGAGCTGAAGATAATTCTATAGAATCAGCAGATGTACCTTGAGTAGAAGTTAATACAATAGTTTCTAATGCACCCCCATTAGCAGTAAAACTTATTGCTGGATTTGTATTTGAAGTTGTAGTGAAACTTAATGCAGCAGCAGAAGTTAAATCGAAATCTCCGTTAACTGTAACATTACCTGTAACATCAAGATTACCGTCAAGATCAGTATTACCAAGGACTTCGACTGTTGAACCAAAAGTGGCAGCACCCGTTACATTAAGAGTTGAGCCAAGGGTAGTAGTTCCAGCATTTAATGAACCCAAAGCAGAAGCACTTCCCGGTGCCATATTAAGATCGCCAGCAGTTATATTTACATCACCGGATGTTACGGTGATATTACCTGGATTAACAGTGAGAGCGGTTAATACTTCTGATCCACCAGTGGTACTAGTCCATGTATTAACACCACCAATAGAGGAACATAAAATAAAATATGATTGGGATACGGTGTTGACCCAAATACTACCTATTTCAGCAGCATCTGATACTAGAGGGTCTCTTTTTGCAACAATAGGCTCCTGCTGCAATCCAGCCTGTGGATTGGGATAACCATAAAGGGTGTTACGTCGATTAACTTTTGTACTCATTATTATTTCCTTAGTAGTTATAAACTTGTCTACTCAATTAAATTAAATTTCTTACCAAGATACAAATTATTTGACTAAACTTCGCTATCATGATAGTATATTAATAGAAAGGTAAATAAAATGATTGAAAATAAAAAACGTACACAAATAACATTTGATATAAATCCAGAAATAAAACAGAAAGTTAAGATACTGGCTGCTCTTAGGAATATCAGTATTAATTTATGGGTATCCAGAGCTATAAATGATCGAATTACAAAAGAAACTAAATATGATGAAAGTGGTGATAATGGAAAACAAAAAACTTAATAGATGGCATTATCTAGGGATACTAGTAATTATTTGTCTCATATTATCTGAAACCAATAAAAATATAACTAATAAAGAAATTGCAGAAAAAATAGATTTTGTATGGAAAGATAATGGAGCATATATCGATAAAATCATTAAAAAGTTGAATGATTTAGAATCAAAAATAGATGATTTAGAATTAGCCTTATTGTTAAAGGAATAAAATGATCTCATATCAAGGGTTAATGAAATTTATGGCAGCATCCACAGTATTCATTTTATGGATGACATGGATTGCTGCCCCAGTTCTAATAATAATATATTTGATTCTTAAAGATATTATAAAATATACTATCTCATTTATCATCTAACAGTGAATTTATTAGCTACTTTATCAATCTTATCACCAATTTTATCCTGAACTTGTTGTTCAATGTCTCTTGGAGGTATACCACCATTGGCTTTAATAATAGATCGTGCAGCTTTTGCTTCAATTTCTGTTAACTCATTAAGTGAACGTATATTTTCTATTAATTTCTTTTTTCCAGCATCTGTTTGCATAAGCGTAGGTATAGTTTGCATGAAAAGTTGAACTTCTTGCTGAGTAATTCTTGGTCCAAAATATTGTTTTGCATTCTTAACAAACTCAGTAGAAAGCTTTTCGAATTCTTCAATATCAGCGGCATTACCTGATTTCCATTTTACTGCACCTTTTAAAAGCTCAGCAAATGGAGCAGTAAGTCCACTAATAAAAGGAGCATGTTCAAGTTTTGATAAAGCTGACCATAGAGCGGCATTAGGAAGATTGCCCTTATCTATAAGAGTCTCCATTCTTCTAAGTCGTAAATTTCCTTCCTTAGAAGCTTTCTCTTTATCTTTCAAAGTATCGACATATGTTTTAGTTTCTTTAATAAGTGATTCTCTTTCCTTAAGCCCAGCTTGTCGCTTTGCAAGTTCAAGCTTTTCTCTTTCTCGTTTTTCCTGTGGAGAAGTAAATACACCTTCAAGTAACTTAGCCCGTTCAGGAGTTAATTGTTGTTCTTGTTGTTGTATTTGGGATTGTTCTTGAGGTTGTTGTCCTGCTTGTTGTAAAGATTCTATTCCAGGTTGTTGTTGACCAGGCTGTTGGTTCAATTGCATCAAAGAACTAATGTTCTGTAATGCATATTTTCTCTCATCAGGTCCGAGATGACTTAAAAAGTTCGCAGTATCTTGTCCCAATAAAGGAGCTAACCCTTGAGCAAACTGATTACGTTCTGATTGTGCTTCATATTGTTTTGATAGTTGCGCTAATTTATGTTGTGCTAATTGGTTTAGACCAGTGCCCAATACTTCACCAAGTCTACCACCTGCATTTGTACCTTGTATTACTTGCATTGTATCTCCTTAACTTTGCAGTTTTTTATTGAGTAGGAAAGATTGATAGAAAGATGGGGCAGCTTGAGCAGCTCCTTGAAGTAGATTCTCTCCAAAACCAGGTTGATGTTGTTGATAGATGTTTTGGAATGAAGGACTTAATCCTAATGCAAGTTGTTGTAAAGCATTTTGTCTATTTTGTTGTCCATATTGAGATTGCATTGCAGCAAGATTTTCACTTAATCCTGCTCCAGCTTGTCCTAATTGAGCAGCAAATGCCGGTGAACTAATAGAGTTCTGACCCATACTAGAAAAACGTTCAGCAAGTGAAGGAACAGTTTGTTGATTAAATTGGCTTTTTGCTTGTTGTGCAATTGGTTCAAATCCAGAATAAGGATTTTGTAATCCTTCATGCCCTTGTTGTAAAAGAAATTGTAATACACTTGCTTGCTCAGGACTTATTATTGGAACTTGTTCCACACCACCTTCTTTACCACCACCACTCAATAAACTTGTGAGGAAACCAAGGATACCGCCACCGGCAGCACCAACAGCTGCGCCAACTCCAGGTACTACTGCATTTCCTATTCCTGCACCACCACCTGCTCCACCTAATGCTGCTTTTAAAGCATCAATCCAATTTGCCATGTTATCTCCTATAATTTTTTATTGAACTAGTAATAACTAGAATTTACAATATTCGAGAGTTATTTGCGAGTCTGTAAAAGTAACACCTGAATTATTGTTTATAATAACCTGAGTTGCAGTAACTCTCACTTCAATATTATTACCAGTAGCACCAGCAAATGGTAAAGGATATCCTACAAGAGTTCCAGTATTGGTTGCGGCACCTGAAATAAACATCCATTTAAATGTATTAGTAACATCAATATTATGATTAACTGCTGTAATACCAGCACCTAAAGCTCCGGTATTTACCGTCATTAGAAAACCAGGACGTAATTGAAGTGGATCATTTGGGTTAGCATTAGGATTAAAAAATAATTTACCGCTTACAAATTCTTGATTAATGTAATAACCAGTACATTTAGTATTTAAAGCAACAGCAATATTATTGACATTCTGATAGAGACGAACTAAAAGTTCTTTAAACTCTGGACTGTTAACTTCTACTTCATAAAGTCGAGAGACATCCCAAACATTCGTAGTTGGAACATATGAACCGGTATTTATCTGTTGATTTGGTATATATGCCATTATAATCTCTCAATATGAATAATGTCTTTAATGGTTTTTTTAATTTCATAATCAACATAAGGAATAAGTACATTAATATCCATTTCGCTTTCAGGATATGTCTCTAATAAACAAGGAAGATTTTCATTAAATTTTAGTAAAATATTAATTAAATCCATCATTTCTTGTGTCGTTTTATCCATTATATCCTTATTGGAATCGATAACTTGTAGGTTGTGCGTATATACACATTGCATGGAGAGCAAACCCAGATTGCATAATATTAATATCTCTCATTTGAGCATCATTAAATATTAATTGTAGCTGAATAACTTCACCATCAGCTTGGAAATATACTGGATGCCATAAACGTACTGCATCTGCTTCAAGCGGTATATCAGGATAAGCAAACATATCTAATGTTCCCGTTCCTAATAATACTCCATTGCCTAAACTATCTTGTAATAGAGGTGTAACTGAAGTAGATACATAAAAATCCACCTGAATTTGGCTTGCAGGAGTATTATCAACCATGAAATCTACTTTAGATACATAGTTATTTCTACCTTGTTTTGCATAGAAATTATATTCTTTTGTTGTGATAGATATTTGGCTAACTCGGGCAATTAAACCACCACCCATATATGTTCCAGTAAACAAAGCAACAGGTCCTATTTCAAATGTATTAGCATCTATTACATTTGTTACTTGGAATATTTGATTATTAAGACCATTAGATGAATCTGACCATATAGCATCTTGTATAAAAATATAATCTTCATTTCTTAGGTTATGTTCAATAACAGTTAAAGTAGTTATTATTCCTGTTAAGAAAACGTTAGTTATCTGTAAAACGGGTGCATTTGTAGGATCATCTGCATCACAAATGAATGTATAACCTTCTTGATTGCCTGCAATAACTTGTCTAAATTTAGCTTGAACTGATCCACTATCCCAAGTGACTGTATCATCCCAAGTGATTGTTGTTGAAGTCCATAAAATTCCATTAACAGGTTGAAAATACCCAAAACAAGTAATTGAGTCATCATTAAAGGCCCATGTTCCTGTCTTATAATTGAAAATTAGCACTCTATTGGGATAAGGAAAATCATCAGATGCCTGAGTATCAGGGAAGGTCCAATAGACCATTTCTACATAAAAATCTCTAATACCATAAACCCTGAATACGCCTTGACCATCATTATGAATATCAAATACAGTATCTGGTATTTTTTCATCAATACGCTCTACGTTTGCACCATTACAAGCATGAATACCAACATTTCCTACACCAATACATATCTTATCAAATGGTACAATAGAAAATGTAGATTCTGCACCAAGCTCAGTATTAATCTGTTGCCAGTTAAATGGATATGCTTGATTACCAGTATATACAAGCTCCCATGTTGATCGTTCAAAGAAAACTATAAGACGATCCTTAACAAATTCTACCGTAATAATTGCTTCAGTCGTTGATGCATCAATAGCATTACCACGACCAGGAATATCCTGACGCCATGCAGAAGAATCTAATGGGGAACCTACTTGGGAGTATCGACATCTATTACTATAATTAGTCCCCGGCAAAGCATTTGCAGGGCCTTCCCATGTATTAAATGCCACTAATCTATTTTTGAAAGGAACAATTATTCGTGCTGAATTAAGAAAATTTGGCGTTGCGTCTATTTGAGGATTGAAGTTATTCCACTGCGTTCCATCATAATAACGCATGAAGTTAGGTTCATTCTCATTAAAGTTTGTCACAAAGAATATTTTAGCTGATGCATCTGCCCCGGTCCATGTAGTTGACCAGAAAAATTGTGAATTATCGCCAGTCCATACTGCAGCTCCTGGTGTAGCTTCTGCCCCAATTCTATTCCATGCACCCATAACAAATGTATAAGCATAACGAGTATCAAATCCAACTACAAATTCATCGTTAATACTAATTTGTTCATATGTTAGTAAGCCCATAACAGGAAGATTAGGATAGAATATTACAGGAGTTCCATCAGGTAAAGCAACTGCAGTAATATTAAAATTTGATGTAGTAAGGTCGTATGTTGCAGGTGCGAGAGAATTATCTGTACGCAACATTTGTTGTGGACCTACCACGGGATTGAATACTGTAAATACTATTGTACCTATACTAAATGCTTGTCCTATACTTGTAGGCATTCCAGCATCAGCTAAAATAGTTCTAACATTACCTGATAATGAACCAGCAGTTATAGTTCCTATATTAATACCTAAACGAGTACCTAATGGACTATCACCAAGCCACCGTGATCCAAAACGTTTTCTTACGCGTCCTCTAAAAACATAAGCATTATTCAGTTCAGAAAAAGCCTCATCTGGTATCAACCATGGTTTAACATTAGTTTGAAGACCACTATTCTGATCGTAAGGAGCAATAAAAAAACGGTC